TACTTTGGACTTGTACATGTCCTATGCGGCCACAGAAACTTTTGCCACTCTTTCAGCATTGGTTGGAACGACCACCACAGTAAAGGTTGCGAGTACTGACGCCGCCTTGACCACTGCTACTGCCACAGCCCCCCGCTTTGAATTGGTGGGTTGCTATTTAGAGGCGCTTCCGGTCATCAACGCAACCATGGGCGAGTTGTCAACCATTTCCATTACTTTCACTGGTGGCGTTTTGACCACCGTTGTTTCCTGACATAACCACCAACAGCAAAGGCCCGACATGCAACTAACACTTAGAGTCGACCAGGGCGAAGGCCCTGTAGAAGTAAGCACCAACCTTTTCACGATTGTTTCGTGGGAAAGAAAGTTCAAACGCAAAGCCAGCGACCTGGCAAACGGTATCGGCATTGAAGATCTGGCATACCTTGCACACCAGGCGTGCATGCAACACAACGTCATTGTGCCAATCGTTATGGACGATTTTATTAAGAAGCTGGTATTGCTTGAAGTTGTTAGCGACGAACCAGAACGCCCTACCTTGCCAGTACCTACCGATACGCTCTAGCCCAAGTTTTAGTAGCGACAGGGTACTGGCCACCTAATGTAGAGTTTGATACCAACGACCTAGCAACGGTCATTAAGGTCATCAACGAAAGCAGAAAATAGTCATGGCAACCGATCTAACTATAAAAGTAGATGGTGTCAAAGAAGCCGTTAAATATTTAAACCAGGTAGAGCCTGGTTACCGTAAAGCGTACGTGGCAAACATGAAACAGATTGCCACACCGATGACTAACGCTATGAAGTCCACCTATGACAACAACCGTTTACCTAGTGGCACAAAACGAAACTGGTCACCAGGTGGGCGCCAAGTTTTCCCTTTGACTGCCGCTAACGCTGTTCGTGGTGTAGGTGTTCGAGTTAACAACAAGAAAAAAGGCGCCGCCTTTTCGGTTATGCAAAAGAACCCTGCTGCCGCAATCTTTGACATTGCAGGCCGTGCTAACACTAACCCGTTAGGTACAGCGTTTAGCGCCAAGTTTGGTCGTTCCGCCAGCCGTGTTATCTGGCCAGTATTCGAAGCAAAAATTGCCGACCTAACGACCGAAGTTCAAAAAGTTGTTGAAGGTGTAATGGCTGAAGTCAACAAGAATTTTAAGGTGATGTAATGGCTATTTCAATCCCCATAATTTCAGATTTCAACGCTAAAGGCATTGACAAAGCCATACGAGAATTCAAGAAATTAGAAACCGCAGGAGAAAAAGCCCAGTTTGCTATTAGCAAAGCCGCAGTACCGGCAGGCATTGCTGTCGTTGCTTTGGGCGGTTTTCTTGTTAATGCCGCTAAAGGTGCTGAAGAAGCCAGGCAAGCAAACCAGCGCTTAGGCAATGTTTTAGACAGCATGGGTTACGCTGGCGCCACAGAACGGGTAGCAAATTACGCTGAGTCACTAGAGAAAAGCCTGGCTGTTGACGCTGACGTTATTAAGGCCACACAAACCAAACTTGCTACTTTCGGCAAATTGACTGCAAGTGTTAACGAGGCTGGCGGCGCTTTTGATCGTGCTACTTTAGCGGCGCTTGACATGGCCGCCGCAGGTTTTGGTTCAGCCGAAGGTAACGCAGTCCAATTAGGTAAAGCGTTAGAAGACCCAATTAAGGGCATTACAGCACTAGCCAAATCTGGTGTCACTTTTACCGAGCAAGAAAAAGAAAAGATTAAAACCCTTGTCGAATCGGGGAAAATTCTTGAAGCCCAAAACATGATTTTGGCGGCAGTCGAAAAGCAGGTAGGTGGCACAGCTGCTTCAAGCGCCTCAAGTTTTGACAAAATGAAATTTGCCTTGGCTGGTATATCTGACACTTTTGGTGAACTTGTGTTGCCCCATATTGACAAGTTTTCCAAGACACTTGCAAAAGCTTCTAATTTTGTGCAAAAGAACCAAAAACTGGTTGGCATACTTGTGCTTACTTTTGGTGGTTTAGCAACTGGAATTGTGGCCGTTAACGTTGCTATGAAACTTTGGAAAGCAACGACAGCTGCGTTTACCGCCGTTCAAGCCGCATTTAATGCTGTTATGGCTCTTAACCCAATTTTTTTGATTGTTGCCGCCGTTGTCGCAATTATCGCAATTCTTGTTGTATTGCAAAAAGAGTTTGGCATATTTGACGGTGTAATTCGAGTTGTCGGTAATGCTTTTGATGCCGTTTGGAAAGCCATTAAAACAGTTTTTGAATGGGTGACCGACAATTGGCCGTTGTTGCTTGCAGTAATTACAGGGCCTTTTGGTCTCGCAGTACTAGCAGTCGTCACTTTCAAAGACCAGATCACCGGCATCCTCGGCAACCTCATCGGCTGGATCGGCACAGCCTTCAAAACAGTCACAAACCTCATTTTGTTTCCCTACATAAAAGCATTTGAAGGCATCGTCTATTTCAAAGACTTGGTTATCTCAATCTTTAAAAAACTTACAGAATTGGGCGGTTCAATCTTTGACAATGTTGGCGGTGCTTTTAAAGATGTCATTAATAAAGTTATTCAGTCATTAGAAAGCGGTTTGAACTTTGCTATTGACGGGTTAAATTTAGCCCTTGATGGTATCGACAAAGCGGCTGGCCCGTTGGTCAACTTTGGAAACATTGACCCAATTGATATTCCTGAGTTAGCTGAAGGTGGAATTGTTACCAGCCCTACATTGGCGATGATTGGCGAAGGCCGTGGCCCTGAGGCCGTTATCCCGTTGTCAAAGTTAAGCAGTATGGGCTTCGGTGGTGATAGTGGCGGTACCACAAACATCACTGTCAATGTCATGTCAGCAGACCCCAACGAGGTTGTTAGGGCGTTACAGGCATACAACCGCAACGTAGGCCGTTTACCCGTAAGAGTCCAATAATGGCTTACGGTTGGATTTTCCGATATGGCGCTGGGTTAACAGTTTTTACTAGTGACGTACTGTCATTTAGCGGTTTTGATGGTCGACAAAACTACAACGACAATTATGCCGGTGGGTCGTTCAATATCACAATTAAAAACAACACAAACCAAATAGTTAATTTTCCTCGTGGCACCGATGTTTACATAGTTTTAGATACAGGAAATGTCGCCTTTCAAGGCAACGTGTCAAACATTGACTACAACGATTACCCAGGCGGTACAGGTTTATCAACGGCAACCATTACCTGCATTGACCAAATAAGCAAGGCAGGCAAATGGCAACTTCAAGATTTTACTGGTTACACAGCAACCAAAACGGTTACACAAGCAAAAAAAACTAACGAATCGTTTACAGGTTTAAAAACTCCTGAAGTTTTAGAACTAACAAGTTTGGGCTTATCAGACGCTTCAGCTGTTGCCAGTTACAGCGGAACTATCCTAAACAGGCTTAATTTGTTATGCCAAACAGAAAAAGGTTTGTTACAAGCTAGAAGCGCCGGTATTTATTTTACGGCCCGTAACAACATTTCAACAACGGCAGGAAGCGTTTCGTTAACTAGAAGCACCGTTAGTACTACTACGATTGCTTACGAAAATTTTAAACGCACAGCTGTTGGCGACAACTTTTATAACCAGGTAACTGTTACCCCTGAAACTGTGGCCGAACAGCAAGCCAACAATACAACTAGCCAAACGTCTTTTGGTGTGGCCGGTTATTCGTTGACCACAGTTGACGCTTCAACTACGCAAGCCGCAGGGTTGGCTAGTTGGTTGGCAAATATGCAGGGCGACCCGACCACGTTGCGGTATGAAGTTACTTTTACTGACGCAGGTAACAACAGCACTGCATTTACAGATTTATTTCTTAACTTGCGTACTTTTAATGATGTAATGGTGTCTTTGCAATGGCAGGCCCAAGGGCAGTCGTTGCAGACAGTCAACACTATTTTTGAAGGTATGAATTATTCGGGTACACCGTCTGAGACTCGTATTACTTTGTATTTGAGTCCTAACGAGTATTACCAGTATTTCATTCTTGATGACGCAGTAAATGGTATTTTAAACACCAGTCGACTCGGCTGGTAAAGGAGAAAACATTATGGCAGAATTTGGATCGTTCACATCGGGCAGTGTTCTTACTGCGGCAGAATTAAATGCGGCGGGAGCATGGACATCGTTCACACCGTCTTGGACAAATTTGACAGTTGGTAACGGTACCGTTTCGGCGGCATATTCAAAGTTTAATAAAATCCTTTTTGTGCGTGTGTATTTTGACTTTGGTTCTACTTCGTCACTAACAGGCGCTTTGCAAATGACCCTTCCTGCGTCTTTGACACAAAACACGGCTTCACAAGAAGCAATTGGTCAAGCAGAAGTTACAAAAACAGGTGTCTTTGCTACTTTGGGCCTTGTTGCTGTCAATACTTCAACAACAGTAAAAATTCAAACTTGGCTAAGTAGTGGCACTTACCCTTCGGTAAGAAATGTTGAACCGACCGTACCTGTCGTTTTTGCGTCAGATACTAATGTCTCTTTTATGTTTACGACACGATTGGATTAATGATGATCACAGCAACATGCAAAAACCAGCCTTGCGGACAATACGACATTAATTACAACTTTTACGGTGACCCTGCA